TATCAGGGTCAAATAAATGAATTATCTCTGATGAAGCAAGAGTTAGAAAAACTATAAAAAGGAGATAACCATGGCAACATACTCAGTACTATCAGAAGACGAAAAAAACTCAATCCGTCAATCAGCAGTCCGTTCATTAGAATTTCAAATGTACGCATTGGAGCTAGACAAAATTGCAGAAAGTGCAAAAACTACTCCAGATGCAGACAGACTGGCATTTTTAAATACTGCAATTGCAGAAAAAGAAACACAAATAGAAGCACTTTAATAAAAAAGGGAGAATGGAATGTCATACAAAAGCAGAGTCTTAAACGACTTTCCAAACTCATTTTATTTATTAGATGAAGTTCAATCGGGCACTACTAATACATTTACCCAACTTCTAGCCCAGTATGCAACATATCAGGCTTTAAAAGATAGTGGTCTTACATACGGAGAAATAAGCGGAGTGCAGATTTACGATTACTCTGGTAGTCTAAATAACGGTACTGCTTCTTCCGCCTCTTCAAAACAAATAATGCCTTTAGTAACAGGCTCCGTAAGAGGAACTGAAGTTTTAAGCTCCACTATTATTACATATAACCCAAAAGGAATTGCTACAAAGTACTATAAAGATAACTCTTTCTCTATAGAAGCTTGGTGTGCACTTCCAGGATATAACGTAAGCACAACAATAGTTGGAGACACTGCAACAAATACTGGCATATTTTATCAGAACGGCAATATTATATTTAGGGTTGGAGCCAACCAAGTTCAGGCTACGGTATCAAATGCTGAAGTAGTATATGTTGTTGGTATATTCCAGAGCAACATATTGTCCCTGTACATAAACGGATTTATTGCCGATGCATTGCAAATAGACTCATACAAGTTTTCCAATGAGACAGCAACCTTTCAATCAGGACCTTCCACGGGTAGATTTGTAGTAGACTGTGTAGGATTTTACAGATATGCTTTATCTGGTACCCAGGTATTGGCTCATTACAATGAGGGAACCCAGGAAGTAAATATATCTCAAATTGTCGCAGCAGATAATGGATACCTGTTTAGCATGAACACAGAATCTCTAAGACCTAAGTTTATTTACTCATATCCAACATCCAAGCCATGGTCTGAAGTAGCAACGGGCGGGATCTCAATATCTGATGACAACTCCTACATCTATATACCAGAAACAACTACTGCAGCAACTGCATCATTTACATTTACAGACTATTTTATTGTCCCTAACTATTTAAATATAGATACCTCACAGATCCATTGGAGCAATGATGTATCTGGAATTCTTGTAGAGGCAAGTATTGATAATATTACTTGGCGGACTTGTAAGAATGGAAGCCCTCTTCCATATATCAATAAAAACGATAATCAATTCTCACAGATTGTTTATTTAAGGATAACTTTATCTTCTGCAGATACAACCAAATATCTTCCAATACTTCGATCCCTAGAAATAGCTTTCTATACTGGCAAGAACTTCTATAGCGATAATTCAGGATATTATGTATCTTCGGCTTATGACTATTCCCTTCCAAAGTTTAATAGCAAGACCCTTTCTTATAATAAATACAATGGACTTACTATGTATAACGGACATGGATTCTCATTGAATTCTATTCCCGCCGTTTCTTGCATAGAGATGATATACACCCCACAGTATAATCAGAATGTCCTATTCTCAGGGGCTACTAAAAAGTACGAGTGGGATAATGCGGGGCTAATAACAAAGACAGGGATCTCCTCAATTTATGTCAATGGCATAGATAGGACGGCGGAAACAAATGTCTGGAACTTCCTAGTAGTAGATACACCACATCATATTGTAATAAATCTAACATCATCTGATACAAGCATCAAATTTAATCAGAATCAGAATGACACCAAGTCTGGCATAGGGCATATGTATAATAACGTAGCCGTATATGAGAGTGCCCTATTGACAAATACTATAGCGAACCACTATTTGCTATATACGGGGAACACTATAAATCAGATCAACGATACTTCATTCTCACTAATAGAGTCATCCTCTGGTGACGATTCTACTCCTTTCTTTCTAACTGTGGTAGAACCAGAGTCAGTTAGCCTGTAATTTTGTCCAAGAGATGGACAAACTCTAGACTTTAGCACAAAATAATGGTATGATTTATGTCTATGGATATGAGTAAAGCTAAATATAACATTAACGAAGAAGAGTCGATTCTGGGCATATATGTCTGGGAGATGCCAAACGGTAAATGGATTGGGGATGACGATGGGAACTTTCTTTCAGTCACGTCCAAAAAAGGCAATAGATCCAACATCGATGCTTTGGCTAGAGAAGTTCGCTCGTTCGGCATATACGAAGGCGGGCCTAAATTTCTTTCAGCTAGAAGGAAAATTGATGATGAAGAATTTGAGCACCAAAAGCAAAGACTCAACTGGGGACTAGTTCCTGATCCATATGATATTGGTAACTATAAAGACGAAATGAAGAAGTTAGGTGGTTTAAGATGACAGTAGAATTCCTAGGTGAGGATAGCTCCGAAAACCTTATTGATATATCAAACACAGCCGATTGGTTTTCTTTTAAAAAAGATGAAAAGAACAATGATCCATTTGCGGTAAACCTTGAAGAGATAAAGAAACTCAGAGGTCTTGGCTCATCATTTAAACGCAGAATTAATAGAGAGTTCTCAAAGTCATTTAATGGTATTGAGAATACTGGATCACAGCAGAACTTACTTGCACAGGCTATAACTGGCTATGCAATGTTCGATCTAATTGAGCCTCCATATAACCAAGAATATCTTTCAAAGGTATATGAGATTTCAACATATAACTATGCAGCAATTAATGCCAAGGTCGCCAATATTGTTGGCCTAGGATATGACTTTGTTGAGACAAAGAAAACAAACGATGCCTTTGATTCTATTACAGATGATAAGCAATTAGAAAGAGCCCGTAGAAAGTTAAACAAACTACGCCAGGACATGCATGCTTGGCTAGACACAACGAATGCTGAAGACACATTTACACAAACTTTAATTAAGGTCTACACAGACTATGAAGCGACAGGAAATGGTTATCTTGAAGTAGGTAGAACAACAGGCGGAAACATTGGATATATTGGACATATTCCAGCAAAGACAATGCGTGTCCGTAGACTAAGAGATGGCTTTATTCAATTGCTATACGGCAAGGCTGTATTCTTTAATAACTTTGGAGACACCGAAACAGAGAATCCAATTGCTGGGCAAGAAGATCGCCCAAATGAGATTATTCATTTTAAGAAGTATACACCGATGAACAACTATTATGGTATCCCAGATATTATTGCTGCACAGGTAGCACTTGCAGGTAATGAATTATCTGGTCGATATAACCTAGACTACTTTGAAAACAAAGCGGTCCCAAGATATATTATTACAGTAAAGGGAGCAAAGCTTTCTCCAGAGTCAGAGCGTAAATTGCTTGAGTTTTTCCAGGTTGGATTAAAGGGAAAGAACCACAGATCTCTATATGTCCCACTTCCAGCAGACAGCCCAGACTCAAAGGTTGAATTTAAAATGGAGCCAATTGAGGCGGGCAATCAGGAAGGCTCATTTGAGAAGTATCGTAAATCAAATAGAGACGAAATCCTATTGGCTCACCGTGTCCCAATTAATAAAATTGGAACTCCAGAAGGTGTAAATTTGGCAGTCGCAAGAGATGCTGATAAAACATTTAAAGAGCAGGTTTGCCGACCAGCCCAAATGACACTTGAGAAAAAAATAAATGCAATATTTGATGAAAAGACAGATGCCCTGACTTTAAAGTTTAATGAATTAACTTTAACCGATGAGGATACCCAGTCTAAAATTGATGAAAGATATTTGCGTATGCAGGTAATTACCCCTAATGAAGTTAGAATTAGAAAGGGCATGATTCCACTTGACGGCGGAGATGACATGGTCGATTTAAAAGGCCAAGACGCCGCAGAGCAAAGAGCCCAAGCAGGAAATACAAGACAAAGATCTCAAGACCGTCAGGCCGCTTCTCCAGATATTGATGGAGAAGGCAGAAATGCTAAAGGCGACGGAAGACAGGTTGACTAAGTCCACTCAACTGTTATTTGCTTTATAGTCTATAACCCTATAAAATTAAGCATATGAACATTGAAAAGTCTTTATGGACCAGTAACGGCAACGTTATTAATCTGTCGGTACCTTTTACTAAAGTTAACCGTGAAAAGAGAACTGTCTCTGGATTTGCAACCCTAGACAATATTGATCAGACTGGTGATGTCGTAACAGCAGAATCAAGTCTCAAGGCATTCGAAAATTTCCGTGGAAACATTCGTGAGATGCATGGATCAAATGCGGTAGGCAAGATGGTTTCTTTTAAGCCAGAAACTTTCTACGACCCAAAGTCAAAAGAGTTCTTCAACGGAGTATACGTAGATGCTTACATCTCAAAGGGCGCACAGGATACCTGGGAGAAAGTTCTAGACGGAACACTATCTGGATTTTCAATCGGCGGAAAGATTCTTGAGTCAGACAATGAAGTTAACAAGGCGAACGGTAAGACCGTAAGATTTATTAAGAACTATGAACTAATTGAACTTTCTATTGTTGATTCACCAGCAAATGAACTTTGTAACATTCTTTCTATTCAGAAGGTAAATGGACAATACATTGCAAAGGGAATTGCAGTCGGTGTAGTAACCGAAAACATATTTTACTGTGCAGACAGTGATTCTGTTTTTATCTCAACAGATAAAACATACGACTCTCCAGTATCTGGAAAGCCAGCGGAATTAATAGGATGGGTTGAAAGCTCAGACGTTAACAAAGCAAAAGAGATAGATAAGATTCTTGATGCATATAAGCATTCAAGATTTACGTTGCCTGAAACACAAACAATTGCAAAACAGGCAAACGCAGAAGGAGGTAATGAAATGTCAGATAATACAGAAAACGTAGTTGTCGAAGATGTTGCAGCAGAAGCACCAGCCGAAGCAGTAGCAGAAGAAACAGCCGTTGAAGATACAGCAGTAGTTGCAGATGATGCAGCTCCAGCTGAAGCTCCTGCAGAAGCAGTAGCAGAAGACGTTCCTGCCGAGACTCTGGAAAAAGCAGCCGAAGTATCAGAAGATAAGGTTGATGAACCTGATTTTGCGAAGATGTTAGGCGATCTAAAAGGCTTTTTCTCAGAAACTCTAAACAAGGCATCTGAAGCAAATGCAGCACAAGTAACAACAATCCAAGAGACTGTTGAAACTTTCAGCAAGAGCGTAGATGCTAGAATTTCAGAGTTGGCAGAACAACACACAGCACTTTCAAGCGCTGTAAATAACATCAAGAACACGATTGATGGTGTACAAAAGCGTGTCGACGCAGTAGAATCAGAGACTGCAATTAAGAAGTCTTCAGATCTTGGCCGATCAGAAGAAGCAACA